TCTTGACGGGTCCAAGCAAAGCCGCAGCGCAGACCAGTCAAATGGTTAATGTGCTCAAGGCTCATTATGTCAACGTTCCGCGTGCGCTGTTGGAAATGTCCAGCGCCCCAGCGCAAGCGGTAAACGAAAAAGCGCGCCAGGCGAAGCGCCTTGCCGCTCAAGCCAAGTTTTATCTCACAAAGGAGTGAAAAAATGAATCTGAAAAATTTGTATGATCGTGTCATGCAGGCGAACGCTGAGCGCAACCGCATTGCGGCTGAGATTGTGCGCCTGAACGACCAGGACAAATTCGATGAGGCGCTCAAACTGCAAGATGCGCTGGATAAAGCAGTGAATGAGTACGAGAGCGCCAACAAATTGTATCTGTCCACCCTGTCCGCCACCAACGGCACAAGTGACCCAGCCCAGCGTTTCACCCGAATGTACGGACCTGAGCCGCAGGAGATCAAAGACCTGCGCGCCTCGCCGCAGTACATGCAGCAATGGCTGAACGCGTTCCGTCTTGGCGCCACCCCCAAGAGCGTCAAAGGCGGGATGCACAGCGCGGAGCTCTTCCCACTCTTGATCAATGCGTTGACCGAAACGGGCGGATCGCCCGCCGGTGAAGAGGGCGGATTCCTCAATCCTGTGGATTTCGACAACCGCATCGTCGAGCTGACGCGGCAGTATATCGATCTCTCCGCATACTGCAACGTCGAGACTGTCACGACCCTGACCGGCTGGCGCGTCATCGAGCAGTTTGCCGCCGCGCTGCCGCTGACCAAATCTACCGCTGAGATGGAGGAGCGTACAACCGAAGGCGAATCGCCGCTGTTCAACAAGGTTGACTACTCTCTCGAAGAATACCGCGATTTCCTGCCCATCAGCAACACGTTGATGCAAGACACGCCAATCAACATCATGAATTACCTCGGTGGGTGGTTTGCGAAAAAACTCGTCTTGACCCATAACAAGTTAATCCTGGATTTGATCAACGCCATTACTGGCACAAACGTTGCGCTTGTTGATGGGCTCAAGGGCATCAAGACTGCGCTCAACAAGACGCTCGACCCGGCGTTCAGCGCGACCGCATCGATCTTTACCAATCAGAGCGGCTTAGACGCGCTCGATCAGTTGGATGATGGCAACGGCCGCCCGCTCTTACAGCCCGATCCAACCAATGCCACTGCGTTCCGCGTCAAGGGCCGCCCTGTGGTCGTTTTGAGTGATGCGCACTGGCCGAATATCAATGGGACGCCTGACCGTGCTCGCATCGCCATCGGTGACGGCAGATCGTACGCCACTCTCTTCCAGCGCGCTGGCTTCGAGTTCTCGTCGACCAACGTCGGTGGTAAGGCGTGGCGCAGCAACAGTACCGAAGTGCGCGGTATCGCTCGCATGGACATTGCCGCGATGGATACCGGCGCGATGACCGTACTCAAAATCGCACTGGCATAATCAAGCATTCGCGGATGCGCGCCCTCCGCGTCCGCTTTGCTGCTGGCAGGGATGTCTCCTTCCCATCCCTGCCAGCCTATAGAGTGAGTAGAAATGGCTAACATTCTAACTCCTGCCGAAGCCGCTAATTTCATCCGCACTGATGAGAATGATGCGGTCATGCTCCAGTTGATTCCGCTCGTGGATCAATACCTTTTGAATGCCACCGGGCACGACTGGACTGCGGACAGTCCAGTCCACAATACCGCAAAAATCGCGGCGGGCATGTTGATCGTGCATTGGTATGACAATCCGCTGGCGGTGGGGCAGGCGCCAGAATCCTTCCGAGTTGCACTTTTACAACTCGAATCAGAAGCATTGAAATACCGCAAATATTGTTTCTATGGAAGGAACGGCGCTGGCGGAGTTGCTTTGCAAGGCGCGCGAATCGGCGATGAGATCATTACCCTGGTCGGAATCTACGGCGTGACTGGCGATCAATCCGACAAGTTCGAGGCGATCGTTACGGCGCAGGATCAAATCCAACAAACAGACGCTGGCGACCTCTCCAATAATCAATACGTGGTCGTATTAAAACACCCAGCCGAAGATGTAACATGAATGTAAACGTTGGCGATTTGCGGACCCGCATCACCTTTCAGCAGCCGACCATTAGCAAGACTACAGATGGCGCGCAGGTAGAGGCATTTTCGATTGTGCCTGTCAACCCAACAGTTTGGGCGCAATGGGTCTATGACCACGGGCAAGAGGTTATGACAAGTGGAGTCGAGAAATCCGCGCAACGTGCTACTGTCACGATCCGCTATCGGAGCGACGTGCTAGAAACCTGGCAAATTCTCATGGACGGGCATGCCTGGAAGATTCTCTCGATTGACCAGGTACGTAACCGCAACCGCTGGACAGTTCTGCGTGTCGAACGCGTGAAGGGAACGATCTAATGCGAGGCACATTGACCTTCAAAGGTTTGGAAAATTGGATGGAAGACCTGGCTGCGGCGGGCGAGAGCGTCGACGATGCTGTCATAGAACTGCTCGATGAGACACGACTATTTATCGAAGATGAATTGCGTGCGAATCTGAAAAAGACATCCCAAACATGGACCGGTGAGACTGCAGCCTCTATCCAAACCAGTTCTGTGCAAAAAGAAGGCAATTATCTGTTTCTTGAGGCGTCCGCTGGCAGCAGTGATGCCCCAGGAGCCCAATACAAGGAATATGGTAATTCACGCCAGGCGGCAGAACCATTTTTCCGCCCAACCTTTCGTGGACACCGCTTAAAAAACAAACTCAAGGAAGGTATGAAAAAGATCATGCAAAGGATGGGCTTGTCATGACCACCATCTTTGAGCGTGTTGAGGCTGCATTGGCAGCAGTCTCCCCCCCGCTCAATTATGCCCTTGCACCCTACAAAGGGGCATTACCTGATGCCTTTGTTACGCATCAATTAATAATTTCGCTCGCTGAACAACATGCAGATAACACAGAAGTTGAACGTTCCTATTTGGTCCAAATTACGATTTGGGACAAGGCAGGAGTACCATCCACAACCAATGTAGATACTGCCATGCTCGCGGCAGGATTTCAAAAGAGCAATGTTCGTCAACTTCCGCAGGACCCGCAGACGCATCATTACGGGTTGGCGGTTGAATATGTGTATTTTGAGACAAAGGAGTAAAAAACATGGCTAATGCTGCTGAAAAAAAAGTAGTTGTTGGTGTCGATATGGTGAAGATTGCGTTTATCACGCAGGACGACGAAAATGGCTACGTCACGGAAGTGCCTCAGAGTCTCGCGCCAGCGATGGAGATCAAGGGCTCCGTTCAAACATCCAGCGAAACTCTTTACGCTGATAACGGCGCGGAGGAAGAATTGAGTGCAGAGGGTAAGACGACAATCGAAATCACCTCGCCGAATTTTGACGAAATGACTATCGCTCGCATGAAAGGTGCAGTAATGGATACCGCCACCGGGCGCATTTTTGACAACGCAGATCCATCGCAAGGTGCTTATTTTGCACTTGGCTATCGGTTCAAGAAATCCAACGGCCATTATCGTTATCGCTGGTATCTCAAATGCCGCGTTGAAGCGCCGAGCGAGGAGGCCCAATCCCAAAGCGACAAAGTATCTTACAAGCCGCAAACCCTGAAAATCGGTTGCATAAAGACAAAACATCAATTCGATTTGCTGGGTGATGGGTCATTGATGGATGGAGTCAAGCGCGTGCATGGCGACGAAGATACCGACAACTTCGATGCATCTACCTGGTTCAATGCTGTGCAGGTGCCAATTCCAGGCACGCCAGGACCATTCACTGTTTCGTCCAATCCTGCTGATGGCGCGAGTGGAGTCGCGGTCTCTGCCAATATCGTGTTGACCTTCAGCAATGCACTGGCTGGGGCGCGCGAATTTGGTATCACACTCATCAATCTTGATACCCAGTCGCCGGTTGCGGTTGCCCGCACGCTCAATGCCGGGCGGACCATTGTCACCCTCAATCCGAATAACGATCTATCCGCCGCCACTGATTACGCCGTAATCGTGCACGACGTGGTCGATATCCACGGTCAGGCACTCTCTGACACGGTGATCAATTTCACAACTGCATAACTCAAAACTCAAAGGTGACAGCGGCACACCGCTGTCACCTGATTTGACATGATAGGAAGGTAAAAATGCTCCCGCCAATCAAACTAACCTTGTATGATGCAAATGACGAAGAGATTGCCACCTATGAGCGGCATCGCATACCCTGGGGTATCCTGAAAAAAGCGGTCGCGCTCCAGACAAAAGTCATGGAAGCAGAAAAAAAGGAGGAAGCGCGGCAGTGGTGGCAGATATGGAAAAAGAATGAGAAAACGTCAGTTGAAGAAGCGCAGCTGTATGCCATATCTCAGTTTGTTGTTGAATTGTTTGGAAATCAGTTTACTGTGAAGCAGCTGGAAGAAGGCGCAGATACGCCTGAAGTACTTGCAGTATTTCGAGCTGTGCTTTCCCGCGCCAATCAATCTGTCAATTCGAGCGGCTTCGTAAACCCTCAGAAGCCGTCGACGCGTTAGATGCGGAAGACGGCGAATGGATATTCGAGTATGAAGCGGCTCTCGTTGAGATTTTCCACTGGAGCCTTAAAGACATAGATGAAACAGACATCGAAAGCCTGTTACCGTTTTTAACTCATTATCTGAAATCTAAAACAGGCAAAAAAGAGATACTTGTACCAGGCGATCTGACGGATTTTGTGTAACATGGGCGAAGCGATTGAAAAATTATCAGGCAGGTTGGGCGTTGACACCACCGATTTCAAGACCAATATAGCGGCGGCGAATCGAGAGCTGCGCCTGTTGGAATCCAGTTTCCGATCAAACGTTGCGTCGCTTGGCGATTGGTCGAAATCATCTGTTGGTCTGGAAGAGCGGATTAAATCGCTTACCGATCAGATTGACATACAAAAATTGAAAGTCGCTGCATTGCGCGAGAATTACGAAAAGATCAAAGGTGAACAGGGAGAAAATAGCCGCGCCGCAAAGGAAGCCGAGATTGCTCTTAATAAGCAAACTGAAACGCTCGGCAAAATGCAAGCCGAACTTTCTGCATCCGAACAGGCACTGGATGATCTTAGTCAAGCAGAAGACGACGCTGGATCGAGCGCTGATGAGGCAAGCGAAAAAGTCAATAGATTGGGGTCGACAATTGATCTAATGGGTGGCATTGCAAAAGGTACAGTTACCGTTATATTGAGCATGGTGACCGCTGTGCTTGCGCTAACCGCAGGCATTAGCGGGTTGGTTTTCAGCACGGCAAATGCCTCAGCAGAAATATCCGATCTATCTTTAAAAACAGGAATCTCGGTTGAGCGCCTGCAGGAGCTAAGCTATATAGGCGACCAGGTAGGCACATCACAGGAGACCATCACCAGTTCGCTGGCGCGGCTCATCCGCACGATGGGCAGCGCGCAGCAGCAGTACGCCGATTTCGCCGAAAAACAAGCCGAAGCCGCTGCTAACGGCGAAGAGTTTGACGGCACACTTGGCGATAGCGCCGCCGCATTCGAACGGCTTGGCGTCAGCATCACCGATACGCAAGGAAATCTGCGCGATAACGAAGCGGTATTCGCCGATGTAATCAATGCGCTTGGCAAAATCAACAATGAGGCTGAGCGAGACGCGCTCAGCATGTCCATCTTCGGCAAGAGTGCCCAGGAACTCAATCCGCTTATCAAGGCTGGCACGGCGGAAATGGAACGCCTTGCTGCTGAAGCGCATGAAGTGGGCGCGGTCATATCTGAGGAGAACGTCGCTGCTTTTGAAGCCTTCGATGACACGCTTGCATCGTTACAGGCCGGCGTAAAAGGCACGATAGGAACATTAGTAGCGGCCTTCCTGCCAGGTTTTGAGTCGGTCTTCGACCGGGCTGGCAGTTATCTCCGCGATTTTGCGGGCATTGTCAAAACATCAGATGGCGACTTTGGCGCGCTCGCAGATGGATTGGGCGGGCTGCTGGCAAAAATAATTGGCGATATTGCGTCTCAGGGACCACAGATGCTTCAGACAGGGCTGAACATATTACAAGGCATTATTGACTCTATTGTTGCGAATCTTCCAACGTTGATAAATGCGGCGATCGGCATTATTACCATGCTCCTGAATTTCATCGTTCAAAACCTGCCAACCATCATTAGCGCAGGTCTTCTCATCCTTATCGCTCTGGTCAACGGTATCAGCACAGCCCTGCCCTCACTGATTCCCGCCGTCGTGCAAGCGGTCATTACCATCGTGCAGACGATAGCAAATAATCTGCCGTTATTGATATCTGCGGCGCTGCAATTGATCCTCGCGTTGGCGCAGGGTTTGATTATCGCACTGCCGATTCTGATTGAGGCATTGCCGCAAGTCATTTACACCATCTTAAATGCACTGGTCGGTGCATTGCCGCAAATTTTCGATGCGGCAGGCCAGTTAGTTGGTATGCTGGCGTATGGCATCCTTGCGTCAATCCCTGTGCTGCTTGCAGCGATAGCCGAACTGATTGTCGGTCTGGGGAATGTATTGGCAAACTACATTAATACTATGCCAGACCTCGGCAAGAATCTTATCATGGGGCTTGCAAACGGAATCCGCTCCGCTACGGGATTGCTGTATGATGCCGTTACTAATATGGTTAATGGGATGGTCCAACGCATCAAAGACTTGCTGGGTATGCACTCGCCATCTGATACAGGCATAGACATTGGCGGAAACCTGGTTAGAAGCATCGGGCTTGGTGGAGAAGAAGAGGCTCCAAAGGTACGACTAGCGCTGACGCGCCAAATGACTGGGATTGTCAATGCCATGAGCAGCGTGCCTGCGTCTATGGTCGGGACATCTGGTGTGATTGGTGGAGTTGGCTCGATCACCATTGGCGACATCATCATCAATATCCCTGGCTCAACAGCCACGCCGCAACAAATCGCCATCGCCGCACAGGATGGCGTCATCAAAGCCCTGCGTTCCAAAGGAGCGGCATAAATGTATCGCCTGATTCGTTTCGGTACTATTGATCTTGAGCATTTCAATCAGATTGATGTCATTGGCTCGGGAGAAACGCCGACTGCATATCAATCTCTACCAGAAGGGGGTGCGCTTGATCTTTTTGGATCTCAAACAAAACATCCAGGTGTTGTCGAGCGCACGAAGACACTCCGCCTGCGCTGTGATACAGAAGCAGATTTAGAGTCCTTGTATTTTCAGCTGCTTTCTTTACGCGGAAAGCGCGACCGCCTTTATCGTCGTACATCTGGAGGCAACATCCAATGGCAATATGCGCGGCTGGCTGAAGTTAGCGCACAGCGTTCATTCGAGCAAACCAAATATCGCTTTATTCAAGATTTGGATCTACGCTTCATTACTCAGGAGGCGTTTTGGCGCGGCGTTCTAGGCGGAATATGGTATCTCGACAGCGGCGAGTATTTCGACTCTGGTCTTGCATTTAACACCGGCCAGATCTATATGCTTGACCACTCGCCAAAAGCAATCACTATTTCAACGAGTACAGGCGCAGGTCGAGCGCCGATTCGCGCCCTGACGATACGTGTCACTGCCGGGTCCGCGGCAATTATTAGCATTACCATCGCGCGCGCGGGCGGAGAGTCACTGACCTTCGGTGGCGAGATTGCAGCAGGCAAGGTCCTGCTGATAGACACCGGCAGGATGCAAGTCACGAACGATGGCGTGGATGCCTACGACGATCTGACGTTTCTGCCGAAAGCTGATCTCGCCTCCTGGTTCGCGCTCGAGCCGGGCAATAACAACCTGATCGTTACTTACACTGGCGGAGGCACAGGCTCGACGATTGATTTTAATTATTACGAGGCTTGGTACTAACTAATGGAAATAAGAAACTTTTGGGTTGATATTGAAGACAGTTCCGGGAACCGCGTCGGTCGTGGACCGACGCGTGCTTCGGAGTTTCGCCACGTTTCTCGGCTCTCGGCGGCCGGTGAGTTTTCGTTCGTTGTATCGGCAGCGGATCCAAATTTGAATGCACTCGCCGAAAAACGGGTTGCCATGTGCAGGTACATTGACCGTGACGGAGTTCTGCGAACATTCGGCGGCGGTGTGATTGATAAAATCGTTTATTCCGCGGCAGAAGAAGGAAGTTTGCGGATCACAGTTTCCGGTAACGACCTGACTCGCGAATTGTCATACCGCTCGGTTGGCGCGCTCGATTTAACAGGCGGCGGCGGAGCGGGAGTCACCAATGCGCCCAATCAGGTGATGGCGTTTGCGCCCGACGGATGGACAATTAATAACGGATCAACTCTGACAAACGTGTATGTTGGATATGACGGCGAGTCGGTGCTCTCTGCGTTGATTGGCATCGGAGAACACATTGGAGAGCATTGGCGTCTCGGCGCGGGACGAGTCATCGAGTGGCTCGGTCCTGCATCCACATTTGCGCCGTCAGGGATTCGGGCGGTCCAGCATATTAATGACCCAGTCGGCGCAGAAGCGGCGACTGGGGTCGCACTAATCATTGCGCTTGATGAGGAGAGCGACGCGGCTGAGTTACTTACGCGCGTCATCCCGCGCGGCTCGGGTAATGGAGGCGCGGCGCTGACCCTTGCGCATGTCACCGATGCCGTGCCGAGCGGTTATACCCTCGATACGGTCAATAACTATGTCAAGCGCAATGCGAGCGAGAGCGCCTACGGGCGCATCGAGCGTGTGCTGGATTTCAAAAATATTGGTCCGCTCTCGAATACTACCGCCGACATACAAGCCGCCGCAAACATGCTAATGCAGGCGGCGGTAGAGCATTTGCGCCGTTACGGCGAGCCACAGAAGTTCTATCGCGTCAGATTGGCGAAGGTCGGGCAGATTCTGCAACCCGGCACAACCCTGCGCGTGGTGTATCGCAAAATCATAGACAGCGCAGTGGTATACGACCTGAATGGAACATTTAACGTCGTCGAGTCAGAACGGCAGATTACCGCCGATGGAATTGCTACCACGTCGGTGGTAATCTCGACGATTGACAGGATGCCGATGAGCGATAGCGATTATCTGGCGCGGCAGGCAATGAACGCAAAGGTTTTATCTGCGCATCAACAATTGGGCGCAAGCGTGGATACGTTCACCTACCGCGATGAACTCGATAACGCCAAAGGTGCATCGTTTCGTTTCTGGCTGGGAGACGAATACACATCCATTCAGCGCGCTGTGATGCGTTTCCGAATTCAGCCTCTGAGGAGCACCGTCAAAAGCGTAGCAGGATCATCTACCACAACGTCGAGCGGCGGCGGATCCACAAGCGGCGCAGGCGGAGGTTCTACTCAATCATCTAATCCGGGAGATTGGACACTAGCGAATACGACCTTACAAATTCCCTCAGGAGGGGATCATTATCATGGTATCGGCGCGACAATTCACACTCACACTGTCACCATCCCATCACACACTCATACTATTCCAAATCACACGCATGTTTTGATTCCAAACATCACAATGCAGTATGGCATTTTTGAGGATAGTGCGGCGAATACGCTGCAATTATCAAATTTGATAATCAAGCTCAATGGTGGCGCAGACATGAATTCCAGTGTTGTAAATATCGGCAGCGGGTGGTATGAGCTGGACATCACGGATCAGTTGACTGATGCAGCTTTTAGACCCAATCAGGAAAACAATGAGATTACCATTACCACTGCAACCGCCCAAACTGCGAGAATCGAGGCGCAGATTACCATACGCGGCGTTGTACAGGCGGTTGCCTATTCATAATAAAGGAGATTTATATGACACGAAATTATCACACCCCAATTCCGTCGGCTCCGCCACAACGGGCAAATGCAGAGACGATTAACGCGCCGCTTGGAGAACTGGATGCTGCGATTACCAATCACGAAACGCGGATCCAAAATCTTGAAAACGAATTTCCGCCTCAGTCTGGGAACCCGACCGAATATTTAGATGGCACAGGCAATTGGTCCGTTCCATCGGGGACTGGGGCAGGCATTGACGGTCATGTCATACAAACCGAAGGTGTTGACCTCCCTCAGCGTGCCAATCTCAACTTTGTTGGAGCAGGTGTAACTGTCACCAATGAGGCTGGAGGTACACAGGTGAATATCCCTGGCGAAGCGATGGAGGGTGTATTGATAAATGGAAAAATCACAGTCACCGTCGCATCGGGAAATATTACCCTTGCCATCAAAACGGCGGCGGGTAACAATCCGTCCACATTGGATAAAGTGATTGTCAAAATCAACGGCACTAATCGTGAAATTACATCTGCGCTTTCCGTGACCGTCAATGCAGGCGCTAATACATTTCAAGCTGGCAGTTCGGAGCTTGCGACGCAAGAGGTAGATTATTTTGCATATGTCTCGTGGCGCGTTGCATCTAACGCGGTTGTATTGGGATTTAGCCGCATCCCCTATGCGCGTCTATATTCAGACTTCTCAGCAACGGCGACGAACGAAAAATACGCCGCATTTTCCGCTGCCCCGGCATCTACTGATGATGTGGTAGTGTGTGGCAGATTTGCGGCTACTCTCAGCGCGGCCCCGGGCTACACATGGACTGTGCCGATATACACCAACATTAATCTTATCCAGCGCCCCATATGGGAGACGAGATGGCTAAATTGGAAACCAACGATAACTGGTTATAGCACATTGCCCAGCGCAACGGTATACAGATACAGATTAGTCAACAATACGCTAACGTTAATAATACGTGAAGGAACAAATGGAATAAAAGACGCAACAACTAACAATCCGTTATACAGCACGCCGTTTACTTCGATAAATATTACGAATTATCAACTGCATGGCATAGCATTGATAGTTAACAACAATACGTTTGATATGATTGGAGCGTTATTATGGGTGACGGGGAACAATTTTTTCGAGCTACGGAGAAGTCAATTTCAGCAATGGACAGCCAATCAGCCTGCGCGCTGCATTGGGGGCAATATAATTGCTGAGATTTAATTTTAACTGTAGTTTCGCCAATTTTGTTTAAGCACCATATATGGCTGTTTTTGGAAAATCAAAACACCATATATGGCGGTCATTTTCTCAAAAATTTCGCATAAACCATAAAAAGGCGAAACTACA